TTTGTAGGATCAAGGATTTTATGTATACCAAATCATTATTTTGAAAACTTAGCAGATGATGAAATGATAACGTTACTGGGACCTAATTATGTAGTTCCAATAGCACCAGAAGATAGAACCAACTTTGTAGTAGAAAAACAACGTGATATTCGACTTATATACATATCTCATAGAAGTTTTCCAGCCAAATGCTCATTATTAAAGTATTTTGTTGATGCCAGTATGCCATTGCCTAGTGTAGCCACTTTAATTAATCCGCGTAAATTTAATGGAAAAGGTATGGTTTTAGGACATCACTCTATTTTGGATTTGTCTGAAACATCACACATTGCATGGTCCAAGGAAGAGAAAACAGAACTTGTTAAATATGTGAATTCAGCTTTAATGTATGGAGCTAATACAGAGCTAGGAGATTGTGGATCACCATTATGTGTTTTGGATAGTAGTGGTACGCTACGTATAGCTGGTATGCATATGGCTGGAGGAAAAGGAATAGGGTTATCTACTTATATCACACGAGAGACCTTAGATAAGATGATTCAAAAATTACAAACTCAGGGACCAGTTTTATTTCAAGGAGAGATTAATACATTGCCAATAAATGAGGAACCAGGTAGGAGAAATCCATTATGCAAGAAAGATAATTTTTTACATGTAGGTGTGTTACCTAAGCATATGGTACCTGTTCTATCTACAAAGTCAGCTATAGAACCATCGTTAATTTATGATAATGAGAAGGCTTTGACGAAGCCAGTTATGTTAACCATGACAGATGGCATAGATCCTTTTAGGAAAGGAGTTCTTAAAATGGAAAGATTGAATGTATCACTTGATAGTGAATTGCTGGATATGGCCACTGAAATGGTAGAGAAGCAATTGTTAGCATTACCATCCCCAGCAAAAAATCAAAAGCGACTTTTGACTGAATTGGAATGTTTAAATGGATGTGTTACTGATAGTTGGATTTTACCTTTGAATATGAGCACGTCACCAGGATGGCCGTACAAAATACATGCTAAGAAGAGTGGAAAGAAAGATTTTGTTGAAGGGAAAAGTGGAGAGTATGTGCTAACCCAATTCATGCGAGATGAGGTCTCAAAGTTAGAAACTTCACTTTTAAGTGATCAACCTATGCCAGTTGTTTTTTTTGACTGTATTAAGGATGAAAGAAAACCAATAGAAAAAGCTAATCAAGGAAATGCTAGAATTTTTAGTGTTGGACCTATGAATTTTACTATATTGATGCGGAAATACACCGCTTTTTTTCAGTCTCATTGCATGCACAATTGCACTACAAGTGGATCAGCGGTGGGTATTAATCCACATTCACAGGATTGGGCTAAACTCTTAATAGAATTGGT